ATCAAATTATTAAACTCTGATAATAGTTCTTCGTATTTTATTTTATAAAAAGACTCGTTACTTTTCTCTTGCTCAATATGGCTAATAACAAGTTCTTCTCTTTCTTTCATTAATATACTATAGTCATTTGTTAGTTTATCATAAGCATCTATAAGTTCTTTTCTACATTTTTCTTCATCATCCATCGATTTACTCATCCTTTCTATCAAGGACAGATATTCCTCTTGTTTTATCCTAGCATCTTCAATTTTATTGGATAGCTCATCTATGGTATCTTGTTTGTCTTTAAGTGCCGCTTCTAGTTTAGATTTCATTTGTTCGTACTTGGAAGTCGGTATTTTATCTGGGTTATTTCTAAATATTGAAAATAAAGGCATGTGTTTATATGTATTTTTTTGCAAAAATACATAAACTCATATGACCATGTCGTTTAAATGTAATGTTTTACAACATCATTCCACCTTAATCTTTAACGGATATCCGCAGTTAGGACATTTATACCCTCCATCATTCTCTTTTTGTACTTCAGAAGGGGAGGCGAAAAGTTGCCATACTGGTATTCCTATAGCATTAGCTATATTGGTTATTACTTTTACTGAAGGATTACCCGATATGCTTTGGTTTAAAGCACTCAAGGTTACATTTAATTTTTCTGCGACTTGCTTAGTAGTCATGCCTTGTTCTTCTATAGCTTCTCTTATTCTCATGATGTAAAGTTATTTCTTGCACAAAAGTATTTTTATTAATCATATAGACAAGGTATATCTTGTGTAATTAATGTTAAAACAAAGATATATCTTGTTTAATTTATTGTTTAGACAAGATATAGCTTGTATATTTGCATCATCAAAATAAAACAACAGTACAATGGCAACACAGAAATACAACAAGAGTGAGATCATGAAGGAAGCGCATAAGATCTATAGAGAGTGCAAGATATACGGACGTACATTCGGCTCGTGCCTTAAACAGGCTTGGGGATCGGCGAAAGCGATGGTGCTGCTTGCGGAAAAACGTGCGGCGTTTGCCAAGGAGCTTGCGCAAAGATCCCATGCTGTAAGACTTACTCATGTCGGTATGGCTAGCCTTTACGGTAACAGGGTTTATTCGGGTGATTGATAACTATACATTAATAATATAAGGAATATGGAAACGATAGAAGTTTTGAAGAACGTGCAAAGGATTGCGTTGGAGTGTATGATCGGAAGGAAACCGGTACATATAAATGTAGGCGTTATGCCGGAGACGGGCGGTTTATGCGTCACCGTACAGGACAGATCTCACGAGGTAGTCTACATGGAGATATTCAATGACTGGATGCCGGATCACAAGGAATGGAATAAAAAGACCTACGATAGGTTCATGAGTGTAATTAGCGACATGACCTGCGTAAGGCTTGCGGGATAACTCGAACGACGGGGAGAGGATCGGAAGTAGATGCCCCTCCGGTAATATCGCCGGAGGGTTTGAAGGGATTTTCAACAACAAATATATTAAGATCATGAAAGAATTAGTATTTAAAGGCGATAATAATCGCATTTTCACGAACAGCTTATTGGTCGCTGAGAAGTTTGGCAAATTACATAAAGATGTAATGAGAGCGATAAAAGCATTATTGACATCGGCGCAAAATTGCGCCAGTCTCTTCATAGAGTCTGAATATCCAGACAATTATGGACGTATGCAGCCAATGTATATTATGAATCGTGATGGATTTACATTATTGGTTATGGGCTTTACTGGTGATAAGGCCCTTCAATTCAAGTTAGATTATATTGAGGCTTTCAACCGTATGGAAGAGCAGATCAAGACTGGAGGTTCCCAGATTCCACAATCTTTCTCGGAGGCGTTGATGTTGGCGGCCAAGCAGCAAGAGCAGATAGAACAGGCAAATAGAACTATCAGCAAGCTCCAGCCCAAGGCCGATTTCGCGGACAAGGCTTTCGAGACCTCGGACAAGGTTGATATCGGTATGGCTGCGAAGATATTGAAATTAGGGTTCGGAAGAAACATCCTCTTCAAGAAGCTTAAAGAAATAGGCGTGTTCTTCTCCAACCGGAACGAGCCAAAACAGAAGTACATCAACGCCGGGTATTTCGAGATGACCGAGAAGTTTATTGAGAGGGAGAATCATCCGGGCTTTGTCGTGACGAAGGTACTCGTAACCCAGAAGGGGCTGGCTTACATAAACCATCTTCTGGGAGGTGATCCCGGTGACGGTAAGATTACTAGGATTGTTTGAAAGATCCCCTTCCTTGACTATGCCAAGTATAAAATGTGACCTAAATAGATTAGATGTACGGATTAAGTACATATACCCAAGACTTTAACATTTTGTGACTTGAAAATAATTGTGGAATATTAAAAGATTGATTGAATATGAAAGAAAATGAGATTAAAAGCATTATCGTGAAAGCCGACGGTAACGAGATCAAGGTTGATCATGCGCATGAGTTGGTAATAGGGAACTTGACCATAACCCCGGAAATGATGAGAGAGATAAAGAGTATGTCCACTTGCCTGTTCTCTAAGGATATGGACGATATGATAGATACGCTCATCAATTTGAGTTGCGAGGGTAATTACGAGGACGGGTATATCATGGACAAGATGAGGGCCGTGTCATGCGTAAGGGATTTCTTGCGGGTGATCGAGAAAGATAAGACGATTGATTAGTTGATATTATCTTAATAGTCATTATCTTTGTGACAGAGCCAAAGAGCCGTACCGGAGACGTATTTGTCCCCGGGCGGCTCTTCTTATTTATATGCGTATGATAAAAGCGGTGTTATTAATAGGAGGGAAGAGATACGACGTGACGGATCACCTCAAGAACTGGGAGGACGTGGAGATATCGGCTAAGAGAAAGGATCTTGGCGGTGTCGTTCGCTCCTTCTCGAACAAGTTCGAGTTCGTGAAGGGGGCATATGACCTTCTGGAGGCCGAGTATCTGTCCAATTACACAAGAGCCTCGGCCATATTGGTAATTGGCGTGTTGAACGATAGCTGGGGATATAACGAGAAGTTTCGTTGCAAGCTCGATTTCTCCACGTACCAGAGCGACGGGTATACGATATCCATAAACGCCATTGACGATAGCGTAGCGTCTATCATCAACGCCAACAAGTCGCAGGTATACGATATCCCGGTATCGGAGCTAAAGGAGGATACATTGTATTATGACAGGATAAAGCTGCTTAACAAGTCCACGATGTATATAACCCCAAACTTCGAGAACGAGTTGATGCCTGATTACGATCGGTTCATGGCTTTAAGGCTCCAGAGCCGGGAGACGTTATTACCTTTGGCTTACGGGGAGATAAGCACGCCGGTAAAGGGAGTGATGGAGGTCTACGACGTAGGTATGGATATCCCGTACGATAATGCGGGGAAGACAGGTTATTTCGCCTTGTGCCTTGTCGATAAGATCGAGATAAATCTAAGGATACGAATGGTCGTAGACTTGCTGACCACGGCGGTGACATCGTTGCACATAAGGCATATGTCTGCCGACAATAAGCTGAAGTCCGACAAAGCCATACTGCTAAGCAAAGATGGATCGTCAGCGGGCGTTACATCTGTAGATGAGAGCCTTTCCTACGCTATGAGGGATGGTGACAGGCTGATCGCCTACATATTGTGCGTAACGTCTATAGGGGAGGATATCGATGAGATCATCAAGATATCAAGGGACTACGATTTCTATATCGATTACTCGGCTCGCAACAAGCCCGTAAATATAGATGCTTTCTCCCCTAAAAAACTATTATCCTCGTTATTATCAAGGATGGGCGTGTCATTGTCCGGCGATATCGTCTCCGGTTCCATGCCTATACCTTGGATGATGGCCGCTGAGAGCGTGAGAGGAATAAAGGACGCGAAGGTCCATACGTCCTTCTCCAAGTTCTGTGATTTCGCCAAGGCGTTGATGGGGTATGATTACGAGATACTTGATAATAGCGTGCGTTTCCGGCATATGAATGATTTCTTCGTCAATGAGACGAAAGAATTGGATCACGTGAGCAATATGGAGCTATCCGTGGATGAGTCGTTGATATACTCTGGGGTTGAAATTGGATTCGACAAGCAGGACTATGATGAGATAAACGGGCGTGACGAGTTTCACTTCAAGAGCAGTTTCAGCACGGGATTGGACATAAAGGACAACATATTGTCATTGATAAGCCCGTATAGGGCAGATTGCTACGGATTGGAGTTTCTCGCTAACGAGCGTGACGAGGAATCGAAGGATACGGATTCCGACAATGACATATTTATTGTCCACGCTAGGAAAGATGGGGATAGGTTAGTTCTGGTAAGAGAAGAGAATGGGGGAGCTATATATGCCGTTACGGGAGTATTGTTCCCCGACACTATCTTTAACGCCTCCTACTCGCCGAGAAATATGCTTCTCGTCAATAAGGAAAGGCTCGGGATATGCACGGATTACCTGTCTTTCACGGCCTCGGACGGAAACTCCTCAATATCGATAGGAGGCGTATCGGAGACCCTTCCTATATCCCTGCCGGTTAACGACCGGAGGATTAGGATTGATAAGGTGTCCTTGGAGACCCCGGGGTTATCCCCGTTCCCGGGTAATTACAGGGGCAAATTATCGTTCTCGTACGCAGGGAGATCGTACGAGGGATGGGTTAGCGAGATAACGGAGAAGATAGGGAAATACCAAACGGCATCCTATTCGCTGATATTGTCTAAAATTACATGAATTTGTTTTGACAATTGATCCTTATCCCCTATATTTGTAGGACATAACAAAAAAGAAATTAGAGCCTAAGAGCCATACCCGGCGGGAGTCGTATCCTGCGGGGTATGGCTCTTTTGGCGTTTATAGGCGTATGATAAACGTGAGCAAGATATCACCATTGCTTTTTGACGTGGGCTATAACGGCATCGAGATGGAGCGTGAGTATATACAACGCTTCTCTAATGCCGAGAATATAACCGTGCAATGCGTAGTATCCCCTTCCACCACTTTGTCTATGAGGTTGTTCGACCTTTGCGCCAACGATAGCTTCGTCATATCCCCCATATCCTATGAGATCAACGACTCGAATAAGCTTCTGGAGTTTATCGTTCCAAGAGGGAATAGCCTTTATAGGGCTTCCATAATCGGGAGTGAGGGGCAGATAAGCAGTCTCCCCTTCCGGTTTTGCGATAACGGGGAATTGGAGGGGCTGACGGAGGTGTCCTATACCAACAGGGATAATATCACCTCGTTCGGGGCGGTATTTGAGGTTGGAAACAATCAAAGGACTTTCAAGCTATGGATAGAGGGAGGGTTCAAGTCGGATGGGCATTCCCTTAACGTTAGCAACGAGCAGTTCAGGACACAGGGGCAAGAGATCATAGAGCTTTACGCCGTACCGTATCAGGTGGACACGCTCACGATAGGGGATAACGAGGGGGTACCTTTCGAGATGGCCCGCTTGATCAATAACATATTCTGTCTGTCCGAGGTGAGGATAAACGGCGTTAGGTATGTCCGGAGCGAGTCCAGCGTACCCGAGAGGCAAGTGATAGCCGAGAGATACCCGTTGTTTGATTATACGTTTAACGTTGAGAGAGCGGAGAATATCTCCTTTAACGGGTTCACGGAACAGTCGGACGGATCTTGGGTCACGGGTTCCATAAGCGTGAACGTGGCAAACGCCAAGGACGGGCAGGTTCTGGTGTATGATGATTCCGTGGGGGCCTTTGTCAATCAATCAAACTTGGATTCGTTATGAGCAAAAAGAAATTGACCAAACATATATGGTACGGGTCGGACACGGTGATGTCCGAGGGTAAGCTGCAAGCAGCTCCTCCTCCCGTCGCTATAGATGACGGGACCAAGGAATGGCACCTCTCCGGATTGACGAGGGGCGAGTTGTTCGTGAATGATTACGCCGGAGACCCCGCCTTGTTCATCCTTGCCAGTGATAATAAGGTGCGAAGGATAGGAGGTCAAGGTTCCGGAAGCGGAGGTGAGGGGGGAGGCGGCGATTTCTCCTTGGCACAAGGTCCGGGTATAGAGATAAAATCGGATATCAATAATATATATACGATTTCCCATAAGGATACCTCTTCTCAAGAGAGTATAAATAAGACGAAGAAGAAAGGTATTGCGTCCGTATTGCTAGATGACTTCGGCCATGTCACGGGCTTGGATACCTGTGACATACTCGATCTTGAGGACTTGGATAAGAGGTATCTTCGCAAGGATATCAATGACGAGGCGGCGGGAGAGATCATCTTCGACAAGAAGATAGGCTCCTCCATCTTTCTTGACGGCATGGACGGTAAGGGCTGGGAGATCAAGGCCGACGGTTCCGGTATCATGGAGGCGTTGAAGGTGCGTTCCGACATATACGCTGGCAACAAGATCGGCTCCATATCGTTCGCCCCCGGCTTCACTGGCTGGGGCACGGAGATAGACATCCCCACGGCCACTGGAACCTTTGACAACATATTCGTTAGGAAGACCTTCACGGCCTACGAGATAGTGTATTCGCAGATATACGGGTTGGGCGGCAACCAGATCGTGTCCGATATCAACAAGATAGGGAGGGTCGAGAGGCTGTCCGATCGTTGGAGATGCTACATGGACGACATGGACGGTCTCATGCTGATGAACCTCAGGGAAGGTGACGGCGTGAGGATACAGAGAAGGAACGGTATCACGTCCACTAAATATCTATTCGGTCGCTGTATCGGTATCTCATCCGACTATTTCGACGTCGCTTACCCATTGATAGAGGGTACCGGAGAGCCAGAGGCGGGGGATTTCGCCATGCGTTGGGGTAACGACAGGGATACCACCAGACAGGGCCTTATCTATCTGACATCGGCGGATCAAGGAGCGCCGTTCATCGCCGTATATGACGGTATCACGGGCGTTTCCACGCAAGACACGCTGAAGGCCCAGATAGGCAACCTCTCCATGATCCGTACCAAGAACGGGACCCAACTGAAGGGTTACGGGGCTTACCTTAACGGGATCTATATAGAGAACTCGTCCATATACCTCGATAACGGCATGACCGTGGAACAACAGTTCTCCGTGATGAACGGGGAGCTGAGGAGCGAGATCGAGGGGTTAAAGAACGACATGTCTCTGGAATCCGGGAATATACTTGTCAATTCCACGTTCGGGAAGGACACGAGTTATTGGGCGGAGGCCAACGACATCCATCTCATCAACGTGAGCGGCAATCTCCTGTGGGTGGGCGGTTCTTTTTACTCGGACAAGAGGAAGGTCTCTGATATCTATAGGGATGGCAGCAGGAACGTGCTTCGAATCAAGGACACGTATATATTCCAGCGTAATGACGTGATGAAAGTTCCTGAGTTGGAAGAGAGCGAGGATGGTCATACGTTCTCCTTCTCCTTGTTTTACAAGGTCATGAGACGAGGTGTTTTGACGGTGGGTTTCCAAGGGCAGGAGTTGTACGAGTCCTTGACGCTGGAGCCGTCCGACGAGTACGTGAAACTGTCCAAGGTCGGCAAATGGGACGGTACCGGGGATTTCCGGATCGGATTCACCGGCGAGATATTGATCTACGGCGTGTCGTTGTTCAATGACAGGCTGGCCGATGCCGTGATAAAGCTTGAGACGCGGATATTGCAGACGGAGGAATATATAAAGTTACTGGCCACTAAGGATTACGTGGATAGCGAGACCGGCAAGATCTACGAGAAATATACCGGCGAGTTGTCGGTCATGGCCATGGAGATAGCCGCAAGGGTGACACATACCGAGTTCGATACGGAGACGGCGGCCATAAGGCGTGAGGTATCGTCCGCTCTTACCGTTCAGGATGGCAAGATAAGCGGGATATCCACGGATGTCAATAATATCCAGAATACGATAGATACGGCTGGGTGGATCAATACCACGCAAGGAAACGCGTTGTTCGCCGCCAAGAGCTTGGAGAATGGCGATAATATCATATCGTATATCAACCAGACGGCAACCACCACCACGATCAAGGCGGGGAGGATCGATCTTGTCGGGGCGGTGACGTTCAGCATGTTTAATACGGATCTTCAAAGCACTATTAACGGGAAAGCAAACTCGAGCGCTCTTGGGGATTTGGCTTATAGTACCTATATATCTTATGAAGATCTCACATCAGAATTACAAGACATATTAGACAATAAAGCTACATCTGCCGATATATCAAGCGCATTGGCAACCGCATTGAAGCCATATGTTACTTCTACTCAACTGTCTACCTCATTGAGTAATTACGAGAAGACAGGAGTGGCAGATGCTGCTATGAAAAAATTAGCTAGTGCTATAGTGGATGGTAATACGACTATACTTGGTGGATATATTAATACAACTCTTTTAAATGTTGATGAGATTTTTGCGAACGCTATATATATAGGTGCTTTCGAAATAAACGCTTATAAAGGATTTACTTGGACAGGGAAGGATTATTTCGGAGGTACGGAATTTAAATTAAGTCTAGGAACTAGTAAGATGTCGGTTAGCACGGATATGTCGGCTATCGTATCGGCAAGTAGCTCATCCGCTGAAGATCATTGCTGTATAGCTGCGGTCATTAATTCTTTTGGCGTGGCCATTTATGGATCAACGGATGGGTGGGGATCAAACTTCCCCCCGTTTGGAACTAAGTTCGCCGGATTCTTCTCCGGTAGCACGAAGACTACGGGAACTACACAGACCGGCACATTGGCCGCCGGCGCATTTCGTTTTGTCAATAAATTCATGGCAAATGGACAATATGAATATTATCAGGGCATAAACGTTGACCCGAAAGATTATGATCTTGATAATATCCGATTCAGGATAAGGGGAGGGATTATCGTCGGGGTTACGGATGATAGCGGAAATTTATTGCAAGGTGTTTAATTTTTTAATAATAAAAATCATGAAAGTAGATTTTAACAAGATGATCAAGACGTACAAGGGTGAGGATATGATAGATAGTTCAACCAACAAACCTTTGTCAATGCGTGATTTCTTATGCGGTTGCTTGTTCCTTTATCAGGATTCAACCACACCTGATGAGAAATATATGGCATGGAAGTTACTGAATAAAATAAACGTTCCCGGAAGCGTGGACATAACGGTAGAGGAGGCAGCGTTAATTAAAAAGGCCAGCTCTCCAAGAAGTCAAGCGGGCATATTCGGCCAGATCGTGGACACTATAGAAGGAAAGGAGAATGTATGCAAGTAAAGAAGGACACTAGATATAGGGAGTATTATAGCAATATAGGTAATATAAACATTGTCTATAATATCAGCAATCCTAGCGATCAAGAAGCGGATAGCGTGTCAATACGTATAGATAAGGACGATAAAACTATCGGCAATGGTACAATCAACCGTAACGGAAGAATGAGTATGTCTATCGTTGAGTCGGGCGATCTTAGCGTATTGGAGACGAAAAATGTCCTTGACACGATATTTGAAGACGTAAACAGCGTATTCAATCCTCAAATCCTAGAGTAATATGGAAAGCATCATCCTATCATCGGGCACCGAGGTGACCCCCGAGGACATCCAGAAGATAGCGTCGGCGGTCAACGACCTCTTGCTGACCACTTCGAAAGACCCGGGGCAGTACGAGGAGGCCGATAGCCTGCAAGGTATATCGTCCTTGCCGGTGTTCAGGCAATCCGGATCGGCCTACGATCTCGTGCGTGTGGCCATATCCTTGTTGAGGGGCGTTGACGGGAAACAGATCGTCTTGCAGGTCACCGCCGATTACATACAGTGGCGTTACGAGGACGGGATGTGGCAGAACCTCATACCGCTCGCCGACTTGAAGAGGCCGGCCACGGAAGCCGCCGCCGATGTGCGTGAGAGGATGGACGCTATCGTGAGCGAGGTGAACGCCTTGAAGACCCAGTTCGAGAACGACGTGAGGCACGCCTTGGAGAGGGCGGACGCGGCAACCGAGAAAGCGAACACGGCGGCTGAGAACGCCAAGTCGGTGTCTGACCACCCGGGCTATATCGGCGATGACTTCCATGTCTACACGTGGGATTACGCTACCGGGGCCTATATCAAGACGGACAGGATACTGAAACCGGAGGCGTTCACGATCTACAAGGTCTATAAGTCCGTCTCGGCTATGGAGGCGGACAAGTCTAACGTCCCGGAGGGGAAGTTCGTCATCATCAACACGGGCAGCGTGGAGGAGGAGGATACCGGCAAGCTATATCTCAGGACATCCACGGGCTACGACTATATCGTGGACGTTTCCGGCATGAGAGGCTTCACCGGGAAGACCCCGCAATTCTCCATAGGCACCATAACGGAGGGCACGTATCCTTCCGTATCGTTGTCCGACGGGGGCACGGACACATCCGGCAACCCCGTATACAGGATGAACTTCGTGTTGCAGAGAGGCCCTAGGGGATTCTCTCCCAAGATATCGATCGGCAAGGTGACGACCGGTCTCCCGGGAACGGCGGCCCAAGCCACGATAACCGAGAAGGGAGAGACCGAGGAAGGGGTCCCATTGGCAGAATTAGATCTTACCATCCCGCAAGGACAGGACGGGGCGGTGGCCGGCGTATACAAGACAAGGGAGATCGACCATGTCCCGGGGGCTAACGACGTGACCTACGAGGAGGGCGGCGAGACCAAGAGCTACCCTATAGGCGGCGAGGTCTATCTAAGGGAGTCTCCCGGAGACGTTACGTTCTACAAGCTCCACGACATAGTGGAGGGTAAGGCCATATGGGAGGAGTCTTCCGGTGCCGCGTTACCGGGGAACGTCTACTTGACCGGGGCGAATTACTACAATGAATCAGTAACAATAATCGATAAAGGGATATTATCATGAGCAAGAGAGGAGCTTACGTATACCAACAGATAGAGCAGTCCACCGCCGAGTGGACGGCTGACAGCACCATATACCCGCCGTCGCTATGGCTTTTCGAGCGGTTAGCGAACGGAAATTTAAGCATGAAGTTCTCGGACGGTGTCCATACGTACGCCGAGCTTCCATTGATGATGCAAGACATCAAGGTGAGGATAAAGACTAACACGGACACGGAATACGTCTTGGAGATAACCTCCGCGGAGGGAACCATAACCACGCCTAACTTGCGTGACCATTACGACGATGCGGATATCCGGAATCTGGTCACCGGTCTAAGGACGGACGTTGATAAGTTAAAGCCCGTTGTCACATCCACCCCGTCTAACGGTCAGATAACCATAACGCCGGACAAGGCAAAAAATGACGATCCGGACGTGTCGATAACGCTGGAGACCAAGGGAGACAAGGATAAGTCGCTGATGGCCGACGGCAAGTACCGCAAGCTGCCCGTGTACGGCAGGAACCTGTTGCTGGGATCAGGGAAGGAGGTTAGCAACTCGAATTACAATATCGCTAATTATTGGTTGGCGGAACAGATACCAGAGGGAACTCAAGTCACGTTGACTATATGGGGAGAATTAGGCGGGGATAAGACATATTTTCAAGTTTATGCTTCAGATGGTATAACAAATCAAAGGGTTACTCTTAAAAAAGAAGATTTTGTTAATGGAAGATGTAATGTTACTTGGAATTGGATAGCTGGTAGTTCAGATAACACGACGATAAGGATATATGCAGCTCCCGGAAATTATACTAGTGTTTCCACCATCCACAAGATCAAGCTCGAGTACGGCGACCTCTCCACTGAGTGGACCCCCGCTTGGGAGGACATCCCGGATATAGAGGAGCGGTACGCCTACGGTGTAGAGTGGGACATGGCTTCGTCAAGCCCGGACGGGAAGCGTGTGGGTAATATGCAACTACATCGGGAGTTGCCGGTGCAGAGTAAGATAAGAGGGTGCGTGTTAGATAATAGCGGGGGAGTGAAAAAATATTTAGGAGCATCTTCTTGGTCACAAGAGGATATGTCTATAGATTATCTTTTAGAGGCTATAATGGCAGAAATGGATAGGTTTTGGATTCGTTTCTACATAAAAGGCCTTAAGTTTGGATGTATGATGTCTGATACTCCTATGCCCGGATATACCTATATTAATAAACGTTATATGAGTGCTTTCGAGGGAGGAATAGATAGGCCGTCGATGACTTTATTGTCTGCCTATGGAGTAGGTAGCACAAACGTAAATAGAAGAGGTGGCGACAACACCGCCGACTGGGACGGCACCTACCGTTCCTTGCTAGGCCGTCCCGTCACCAACCTCACCCGAGACCAATTCCGACAAGCCGCGAGGAAAAGAGGCAGCGGATGGGAAATGTACACCTACAACGCCCACAAGATCCTGTTCTGGCTATTCGCCGTCGAGTACGCCACGCTGGACAGCCAGAAGCCTTTCAACGCCCAGAAGGACGCTAACGGTTTCGCACAAGGCGGCCTAGGGCCGGGACCGACGCAAATGACGGATTGGACTAACTTCAACAACGCCAACCCCCTTATCCCATGCGGCTATACCAACGAGTTCGGGAACGGCTCGGGAGAGAAGGCATATGTGGTGAAGAACGCTTCCGGCGGTACTCATGCCACATTGATGGCTAACAGGTATCGTGGTATAGAGAATCCGTTCGGCCATATCTGGAAATACACCGATGGGGCCAACATACAAGTCACCACGGGTGATTCCGGATTGTCTATCTTATGGACTACCGATGACCCGTCAAACTTCAGCGATACCTCTTACACGGGCTATGACAAGAAGGGCAATATCTGCCGTACCAATGGTTATGCCAAGAAGATGCTCCTAGGTGAGGATGGTGATATCGTAGCTACGGAGATCGGCGGTAGTAGTTCTACCTACTGGTGCGACTACTACTACACCTACACATCGGCTAACCGCATGCAGGTGGTGCTGGTTGGCGGTAGCGCGGGCAACGGGTCGTATGCGGGCCTCGCTTACGTGTTTACGGCTGGTGCGCCTTCCAATGCGGATCGTAACTTCGGTTCGCGCCTTTGCTTTTTCCCCGAATTTCGTAAAACGTCGGCGTAGCCGCACGTATCACGTCGGGAATTTTTTGTATAACGATTAAATAACAAGACATGAAAAGAACATATAGCGACACTATACCGATCACTATGGAAAAGGACGGTGACGGATCCTACCTTTACCGGTGGGACGTTAGAGAGGAGACAAGGGAGATGGGTGACGATATGGCCCCCGTGATCTCCTATAGTTACAACGAGGTCAGGGTATGGCCCACGTTGACGGCCAACAAGATATTGGAGGCCTGTATCAACGCCCTATGGGACAAGGACGTGGAGCAAAAGAAGCTGAACGACTACAACGCCGCCCAGCTGGGCATACTGGACTTGTCATACGTGGAGTCTTATAAGACGTTCCTTAACGAAAGGAAGGCGTTGAAAGACCGTGTGGATAGCGATTTCGCCGAGTGGGAGGCGGCGAGAGAGGATGAGAGCGTAGTGGTTGTTTAACTAATTAAAAAAAGCATCGGAAGAATGGATTGGACGATGATGTTAACCGCCGTATTAACCTTTGTTGGAGGAGGTGGTCTTGGAGCAGTGCTGATGTTTCCGCAAAAGAGGAAATCGGCCGAGTTGGAGAATGAGACGAAAGCGAGTGAGCAATGGAAGGAATTGTATATCAAAAGTCAGGAGGAAAAGAAAGGTTTGAGCAATCTTATAGATAAACTATACGACGATCAGGGACATTTTCGTGACGAGAATAACCGTCTTACAACCCAGATAGCGGTATACAAAGTACTTAAATGCAGAGATTTGAAATGTACCAATAGGAATCCTCCTATCGAGAACAATATAAATAGTGAGGATAAGGAGGATAAAGATTGCGATAAAGAAGGCTCCCCAGATCCAAAAGGATAGGGGAGCCGGATAAATTTTAGCTTCCTGTCTTTCGCAAGGGAGGATAGCAAGGTTAACAAAGCGCATAAAAGTATAAAAAATAATTGATATGAGAACGATTAACAGGAAAATCAACTTGATCGTGATCCATTGTTCGGCCACTAGGGTAGATAAGGATTATACCCCTGAGCAATTAGAGAGAGACCACAAGGCGAGAGGATTCAACTCCGCGGGTTATAACTATTATATCCGGAAGAGCGGGGAGATAGTATCTATGCGTCCATTGGAATTGATTCCGGCTCATGTGACCGGATATAACAAGAACAGTATAGGAATATGCTATGAGGGTGGTCTTGATCCGGACGGGAATCCGGATGATACACGTACGGAGGCACAGAGACAGTCGATTATAAGGCTGTTGTTGGATTTGGTCGTACAGTTCCCGGATAGTAGGATCTGCGGTCATCGTGACCTATCCCCGGATCTTAACGGTAACGGTAAGATTGAACCGGACGAGTGGATGAAGATGTGTCCGTGTTTTAATGCCGAGGAGGAGTATCGCAATATATGAAACCTTGGCAAGTAATATTAATACTAGTGTGCTTGGTAGCCAGTTTCACGACTGGCTACCATATCCGGGGGGATGTGGATGGCAATCAAATACATAAGACCGACACGTTTACTTATGTTGACACGATACATGACAGCATCCCGTACCCGGTCTATGAGACACTGGTACAAACAATACCTGAGCCGTTCCCTGTTTATATCACGTTGGACGGTGACACGGTAAAGGAACCTGTATATGTTCCGGTACCCATAACCAGCAAGGAGTACAAGACGGATGATTACCGGCTTTCAATTTCGGGTTACAAGCCTAATCTTGACTACATCGAGGTTTATAGAAGGACTGAGTATATAACCAAGACGATCACCCCACGTAGATGGGGAATCGGAGCGATAGCCGGTTATGGGATCGGTAAACACGGGTTGTCACCCTATGTCGGGATAGGTGGGTTCTATAGGATCTGGTGAGTAATACCCATAGGGGCGGGTATTGAATAAAGCCCCTATTCCTTCTTCTGATTCGACCCGGACGAAGGAAAACATAGCCAAGCCATGTGTGTTTATTCGGGGCTTCCCTTATATAACATGCGTGGCGTTATTTTGTTAATGAAATCTGCAAAAAAATGAACAAGGTCGAAAATTTTTACAGGAAAGTAATCGAGGCGGTCTGCAAGGAGTGCGGAACCGATCCGGTAATGATGTTTAGCAACAACAAGGAGAGGAACGTTGACGCTAGGGGAGTGGCTATAACCATACTGGCCGATCGCAAGTTGAGCGACAATATCATATCCGATCTGACTGGAATGACGAGGCAAGCCGTCAACCGGATGCGTAACTTGTACCCGGACAGGATAAGGAGGAGTTACTACCTGAGGAGGACGGTGGAGAGCGTCAAAGAGGAGTTATCCGGTATGGTCTGAGGTTGCGTTATGTTGTAAGGCATGTGATTTGTCTATGAAAAAATTTTCATATAACAAAATTTTTTGCGACATTTGCGGCGTAAAAGGTGATTTTGTAGCCTCGTCAAGTAACCAGCCTTGTCAGAGGCTTTGTTGTATACGAAAAGTTTCATTATGGAAATATATATGCCACATGCGGTAAATGATATTAGGATAGGAGAAGCCTTCAATCATCTATTCAGGATAATCCTGAAAATGGAGAATTCCGATGATGATGATTTCATATGGAACTTCCAATATACGGCATTTGTGACTCCATTTTTCTTATTGCCTCTTATGCTTTATAGAGATAAGTGCGGTAAGAATGTGGTTTGCAAGAATATATCGGACAGTGTTAAAAGCTATCTGGACTCTATTCATTTTGAAGGAGGTGTAGTAGCTGACAGTGTTAGTGATTTTCATAATTATATGGAATATTTTTCCATGAAAAAATATATTCCTATAATAAAGTTCCCGGGATGTAAAAGCAAGGATAGCATAAAAAACGATATACTATCTGTAGCAGAGAATATAATGATAAGGCAATTAAATATTGAAGGAGAGTTGAGAAAGGCTTTATCTTATATGCTGACTGAGACGATTGACAATATATCTGAACATTCAGAGAGTGAATTTGGTTATATATTTGCTCAGTATTATCCGTCAAAGAGTTATATAGACATTTGCATAGCGGATAATGGTATAAGTATACTGGGTAGTTATGTTAAGTCAGGCAAGGGAGGTATAACTAACGATGTGGAGGCTTTAAAAAGCGCGGGAAAGGGTATATCGACTAAAAATTTACCAGATACCGAGAATCGTGGTTATGGTATAAGTACTTGCAAGAGAATGTTGTCTAAGGGACTTGGAGGAACATATTTTTTGCTGTCTGGGCAAGCGTTTCATCTTATGTCAGAGGAAGAGACATCATATATAGGACTTCCTGATTATATAAAATGGGATGGAACTATAGTGGCATTAAGGATACCATATAAAGAGGAAAGGATGTTTAATTTTTATGAATATTTAGAATGAAGATCATGGAAAAGACAATTGTGATATCAGAATTGATAAGGGGAGAGCTTCGTTCTAGGACAGAAGCTAAAAAAATCTATATGAGGGCTAAGGATTTGAATAGCCCATGTGTACGTATAGATTTTAAGGATGTATATTTTATGTCTCGATCATTTGCGGATGAGTTATGCAATACAATAGAGGCTTTGGCCTTGGATAAAGTGAGGGTCTCTATGGAGAATGAGAGCGACTCTATAGATCTGATGATGAAAATAGTAAAAGGTAATAGAAATAAACCGAGGAATATGCATGAGGACAGTGAGGTTAAAGAATTTTCGGACATGGATTCATTGTCAGAGTTCCTGTCTACCATATAAAATTATTTCATGCTATATAAAATAGAATGATATGAAAAATTTAGATGAACCAAAAGCTAAGGAGTATGATGAATTCCTAGAAAGGAATAGTTTCGATAAATACTCAGATAGAAAAAAAACATATATCTAGTCCAACCACGCTACAATGCATGTATTGGAAACAGGTGGAACCGGTAGATATAAAAAGTAACCAACCATAAAAAATAAGCCTTGCATAAATTAGGAGAAGAGCTCCTTTCCATATCATTATAAAGCCTCCCTTAAAAGGTAAAAGCGTCGTCAACACAAATTGGCGGCGCTTTTTTTGTCTCATCCCCTTCCGCAAAGAACTAGCAACAACCTCGCAACAAGCTAGCAAGGAGATATTTATTTAGCAAAGCACTTCTCTGGATTTTTGTGGTGTCCGGGATAACCCGGATATGACCATAAAAAACTTCACATATGGAAGCAGAGAAAATCATTAAAGAGAAAGAGATCGTCCATGAGGATGAGCACAAGGATTACGCAAGCAAGGGCGTGGGTAACGCCGGCTTGACATTGGGTATCATTGGTACGGCTCTTGGAGCTTGGGCGGTGTCACGTAACCGTGGCGGCTTGTTCGGCGGTGGCTGGGGAGCCGGTATGCCGGAGAACGTTAACATCAACACGACCACAGGAGGCGGTGGTGGTTCCGGTGTAGGCGCTCCGACAGCGTTCATGGCTTGGGAGAAAGGCTGTGAGGAGGCGTTATCGCTTACAAACGCAATGTGGGGATTGAAAGTCTCAGGTATGCAAGCCGATTACGATCACCGCCAGACGGATATCGCCGAGAAATTCGCCTTGTGGAAATCACAGGTAGACGCTGATTTCGGATTGTACAAGTCACAGGTAGACGCTGATTTTGGTCTATACAAGAACCAAAGAGACCAGTTCGATGTCTTGAAGGCTCAGATTGATGAATTGAGGTGTCAGGTGGCTGTAGGTTCGGCGATTCGTCCTTACCAAGACAAGTTGCTTCAATGCGAGATCGAGAAGGCGTTCACGGCTAGTGTCAATTACACCGATCGTAGAACCTGCCGTATGATCACGGGAGAATTGGTATTGCCAAATACCCCTACGGTAACAGGCTATCCTAGCTACAATCCGTGCTCATGCCCGGCATCCGCTCCGGCACCTACGGCTTAAGGTAAAGTTAGTGGCTTGTGCTCCCTAGGGGGCGCTTGCCGCTTTCCTTTTTTTAACCACTAACAGTATTATCATGCAGACAAATGTTTTTTTAGGGGGGAGTGACCCTGTATTAGGTAGCAATCCTTATAATCCGAATATAAGCGAGATAGAAGCAAACATTCAGCGTCTCCAGCAAGCGCAGCAACAGATGGAGATCCAGAAGCAACGTATGCTTAACCCTTCTGCGCAACAGGCCCAAAGCCGTAATCCGGTGTGGGACGAGATAGATAAGCTCGTTAGCGAGATGTCGGATAGCGAGTTCGAAATGGTCAATAACAATCCGGAGTATCAACAGGCCTACCAAAAGGTAATGTCCATCCTTAACCGTGAATACATGCGCATCATGCGTCCGTTGGTGGAGGAGAGCAAGGACGGAAAGGCCGCCTTGGAGGAATTGTTGGGAATGGCCAAGAAGATAAAGAAATCGGCCTCAGAGGAGGTTAACAAGAACATGGCGTTGTTCGCTGAGTACACGGCCAAATACGCCGATATGCCATACGCCGACTTCCTTAAATTGAAGAATAGCGGAAAAGGAGGTAAGAAATGACACGTGAGGAAGGTATGCTTATCGAATTGATCGATAAGGTCAAGAGACAAGGGTATGCTATCAGTACCTTGAGAGAGGAAGTGGAACAATTAAAGAAAGAGTCCTATGGAACTAAAGCAACAAGCTCTAGAGCTAAAAAGCAGGCTAATTAACTCGGTGGAGATATGGGCGGAGGAAAGGGTTGACTCTTTCGTCTCCGGGAACACGGCGTTCAAGCCTCTTGGAAAGTATCTTAAAAGGGGTGTCCATAACATCCTCGTGCAAAAGGATAAGGAGATCACTGAGAAAGTGGAAGGATTCATGTTGTTTGCGGCTGACGAGAACGGCAATTACGATAAGGAAGAGTTATTCGATGACGCTATGAACGTATTCAAGAGCATGAAGCCGTATAAGTTCGAGCAAGGATTCTTGAAGGGTACGATCGGGGAGGGATCTATATTGGTGGAACTTCCGGATAACGCTCTTATGAATTTTATCCTAGGCGAAACGAACGCTATCCGTATAACGGAAGCGGATTTTCTGGAACTGAAATCAATATTCACAGAATAAAATAAATGACAGGGTATGAGATACAAGGAATTGATGAAGGACTATCATTCGAAAGGGATGGTATCCGAGAAAAAGATGTGGGAGGCCATATGCGAGCTGGACGAGGCTATGGAGTGTCTAAAAGAGAAAGATCCCGACACGTATGACGAGGCCATACGTGATATACATGAGGTTTTTTGCGGTCCTCATTATAATGAGCATTTCGCTAAGATGGACGTGGCGGCAATGCACCATAAAGGCAAGTCGGGGGAGGATAAGGGTGAGCACTGGAACATCCAGCAAGTAACCGCCGTCGCTAAAGGCATGAGCGTACCGGGCAACGCTAATATTTGGGATGTTTACGTTGCGCTAAATTCAGCGTGGCACGACAAGGAAGTAAAGTTCACGGAATGGTTCGGTCCGGATGCCGAGAAAAAGATCATCGAGGACGCTGTCAATTTCTACTTCATGGATGATGACGCTCCTGAAGGCAAGGTCTGGATTTACATGTGCGCCATGGATGACTAAGACACGATCACATAACAAGAAAAGAAACGATTCTGTAAGACGGGAAATAGACCGCCTTATAGAATCGTTGTCGTTCGAGCCTGTCAACTTCTACGAGGTTATGGCCCGGATTAGGCACTTGATGTGCCTGTTATGATATCTCTGAAATTAGGCAACTGCAAATAGAACGAGAATCTGCTTAACGGTCTCCATCGTTCAAGCAATGATCGGTTACACTCATTCCATCCATCTTTTCCGAAGCGGATATCCAAGGCATTAGTTATCTTACGCACGATAGACTGGATGTATGGTACATTTGCCCTGTTCCCAATGGAAGGGGTATAAATACATATTTTGTATATTCCTCCATTATTACAATCCCAGTTTCCCCTGTAAAAAGTGATATGGGCTTTGTCTAGTATCGCCTCGTCTGACAAGCTTATAAATCCGTTGTAACATCCGACGTACCTAGCTTCGAATACTTTTAATCCAGTGGACGATCGAAGAAGCTTTTTCAATCCTCTCTCGTCCCGGACAATTTGGCTTATTCCCATGAATTAATGATTATATAGTCCCCGCAATCTTCAATATACTTTATTCCGGCACTATCAAGAGTATTCTCTATGTCCACTTGGCACAGGCAAGATTCCGGTATGATATTGTCATACCCTTCCGCTGGGATAATTTTCGTGATTTGCGGGAAATGATCCTCTAGTTGTTTAGGGGATTGTATTTCTACATCTCCGTCGTAAATAAGTACGCACATGTTATTTAAATTATGAGCCTTCAAGGGAAGGCTCGGTTAATACTATTCCCCAAGATCGGGTATAGGCATCCAAAAATCATATTCGCTAACTATCATATCGGTTCTTTCGTCTTCGTTTACCCTCCACCAGATCGATTTCATAGAATAATACATAAAGCCGACATAGAATCTATATTCATGATATATGACAACTTCTGTGTTACATTCAGGCAACCGTTCCTCAACGCTTATCCATGGTGATTGCTTTGCCTGCCATTCGGCACCTGCTTTGAAAGCTTTAAAGCTGGCGCTTCTTACTGGTAAGCCTTTTGTTATATCACTTAGCGCAAATTCCTTTGCCGCTACTTCTACTGCTTGTTCCATTTCAATATCTCTTTCCATGTTTATTCTCCCTTAATTCGTTGTATCTAATTTTGTTATCGATGTGCCATAAGAGATCTATATACAGCAAGTCCGCATTAAGAAATATAATTACGATTGAAGCCTTGATTACTTCCGCTATATCCCCATCGTTGGTTAGGATAGATGTTAAAAAGAACATCCTCTCAGTAAAAGACATTTCCTTTAAAGCATCATCCCAGTCTTTATATTCCGGCTCTTTCATGAAATCTTAGATATCTTCAAGGCTGATATCTAACGCTCCTGCGAGATCCAGCAAGCGGATAACCGCATCGGCCATTTCATCGGATATCGTGTCCTTGACACATTTCTCAAATGCGCGTTCAAAACATTTGTTTTCATCAACTAAAACGGAATAACGGTTAAACTCACGCTCAAAAGTCGATATGCCTTTGAAATATTTTCCTTTCCTATCCGCTTCAACGGCCTCCGAAAGCTCTGTTATCACTAGCATCAGAAGATGTCCATTGCTCAAATCCGTGTCATGAAACCCGTGATCGCATGCGCATTTGTACGAACGGTCACGGAGTGCGTTGAAATCAATCTTGCTCATATTTATTTCTCCTTTTTATAACTTTTACAAATGTTACTTCTTGATCCGGATTTTCTGCCTCAAACTTAAATTTCTCGTTATAGAAGTCTATGAGTTCATCGAGGTCTGTAAATTCCTTTTCCACGTTATCGATGTAGTATGTCGTTTTTGGCTTGCCGTATGATAGCTCGTCTTTTCTTGGGGTGATAGTAACAGCGGAAATCTTGTTAACGTCATCCCTGTACTTAACGATTCCACTACCTTCCATAGACATACAGGACAATATCCTTAATTGTAAATCATCACGTGTGATCATCATTACTTCCTTTCTCTTTGTCTTTAATCACGTCAATAACATATTCAACCCCGGTATCAAAACCTTTACTATAGCCTTCTTTATATCCACTATCCTCAATACCTTTATAGTAAAACGATCCGACACACAGGGCAAAACCTATAGCGATCAATACCATTCCTAATCCGAAAAACGGGTACGCAAACGATATATGGAACGGCTTAAATTGAATTGATACGCCTGATGTAAGCATGAATATAAATAAGAGGGAACAGATTGTTTGAAGTATTATCTTAATCATTTGATCCTCCTTTCCTCAATTCCTCTATCAGTGCGTCTGCGCAAGCAACCGCATATTGAGCGATAGCCTTTGGAATCGTATGTTTTTCGCTTTTCCCGTATATTACCTCAGAACAAGCAAAACCCACTTCATTTTCATTACTTAAAATACCATTCATGGCGCTTTTAGCAAGCTCGTACCTACGCTGTTCCCAATCGATGGTATTATATGTTGCTTTCATGATTACCTCCTTTCAGTAGTTCGGGATTGTCATAAACATTCCCAATAACACTTCCTTGGCACACCTCAAAGTCTAGCAGTTCACATGGATTAACCCCATCTAGGGATATGCACCATCCTGTATGTTCATACAAGTCAATTACTTTTAGAAACTCTCTTTTCTCTTCATATTTCCATGTTGAGAATATAACGGCATAAATACGTCCGCTTGGAGCTTTTATTAAATCCCCCTCGTAAATCTCCTTTCCGTTCTTGTCTTTTAGGCCTGTGAACTGGCCTACGGTGTCTTTATGAATGTAATCCCATTCCATAAAAAACGGAGAGGCAGAGCCTTCATTGAATACTCCTTCATTTTTTATGATTATCATATTTTGCATTTCTGTCTCTAAATTCTTTAGTGTCGTAAGCATACCATGTACCCATTTCCCGCTTGTCGTACTTTTTCCTCTGAATTTAATCTCACGCATTTTGTACTCCTTTCTTTAAAATATCCTCACAAGCTCTACTATCGCATCTTACCAGTTTTTGATGGAAAGCACACCAAGCGTCCCCGCTTGCGTCTTCATCCTCGATAAGTAGGCAATCGCCGCATTTAACCACTAGGTATTTATTGTCAAGGTGTCCTTCCTTGATAAGAAATTCAATCATTTCAGTGATAGCATCAAAAAGGCTCTCCCTGCAATATGACTTGGCAAGGTTACTTCCAGCGGAATACTTTATAGTGAATTCTTTATCTCGCGGAAGTATGAATAGGTAATAGTTGTATCCCTCACATTCTACTTGATCGGGCATCATCCCGATCAGCTTGGATAGAGACCAAGCCGGGAATGCCATATCTTGATCCACGTGCCCTTCAATCCTTCTATATTCAAATGCGACCAGACGTTCGAACTCGTCAAGATACATGTCCGCCGTCTCCGGTCTCACCCCGGCCTCTAATAGCCGGGATGATTGTTTTTTATTCGTGCATATTTGATTCATGATTGTTTATTTAATTGTTAAATCGGTCATTGAACATTATTTTCTTCATGCTTTATTTCTCCTTCTTGTTGATCGCCTCATGAAGCGAATTATACACCCGGGCGAATATTTTTCTTTGCTTTTTGTCTTTTAATGAATCGGCGAACTTGTGCATGACCATCTTCTTCTTGTTATCCCAGATTATCCGTGCCTTATCCACTCCGTCAACAAACAATATATGCGGATATTTACCCCATTGTATCAATATGCCATTATCGATAAGATCTGTGATCTCCTTTGGCATTAGCTCCTTATTACGGGCCATGCCTATGAGCTTACCTTCCTCTCGCTCTATGGCCGACTTGGTTTTGTCTATCTCCTTTTGGAGATTGGATATAGCGTTGTTCTGCCTATCCCATCTTCGCATAGTGGCCGGGCCGTTCCTCTTATCGTTAAGAGGTTGCCCGTTAGCGGAGGCTACATCCCCAAAGTGTTCGTTGATCTTTTTGTCTAATTTATCCTCTTTCTTTTTAAGAGAGGATTTTAGTATTTTTAGTCTACTCATATCTACCCCTCCTGAATAATTACACATTCTATCTCTTCGTCCCATGTTACATCCACCGGATCGTACTCATACTCTCCATCGGACGTGCGGATCATTACCTCCGCTTCCGGGTCTTGCTCTTGGAGAAGAGCGATTAGTTCTTTATTTCTCATGCTAATTTTCTCCTGTTGATTTAAGGGGGTATTCCTTGGACGGAATACCCCGGGTAAGTATTAGTTCTGCTCGGCAAGTTTCTTGAACTCCCCAAGCAACATATAGATCGTGGCGATATCGTCCTTGAAACGATCCACCGTTTCCTCGTTGATGCACCATGAGTAATTGAATACAAGGTCTGTCAATTGTTCGCACATTTCCGATGGATTGATAACCTTGTTAATGAACTCGTTGAAGGACGTGAAATCGTATTCTTTAGCCTGCATAGTTCAACTCCTCCATCTTTGAAAATCCCAATACTAACATAAGAGAATCGAATTTGTCCACATACCACTCCGGTTGAGTTTCCTTAGGGTTGTTCTTGTTTATCTGATTCTCTCCGTATTCGAGTCCTTTCTTGGATATGGAGTTGAAATATTTGATCTTGCCTTTAGATGATTTACGTGATATACGTTCGATATATCCTAGCTCGATAGCCCTTTTGTAGAATTGATTCCGTGATACCTTGTAACCTTTCTCGTAGAGTAGATCGGTAGCCGACTTCATCACTCCCTTTGACGGTACGTAATCGGGCAATGGCAATCCAAGTGGCGTGGCTACCTTCTCCAGCAATGACAACTTGGAAACGTCATTGAGGTTCAGCATCTCGCTTACGCCTTTCACCCATTCGATTCCGGCACGGACTTTTGTCGGGGTTACGGACGATGGTCTGGATTGGTTGGCTATAGGATCGGCTTTTCCGGTTTCTAGATCGTCCCAGCGAAGAACTAGTTTCGCTCTTGTCTCATCATTGAATTTGGATGCGATGTACATGCATTCCTTGTAGTCTAACTCGTAACATGGGAGTAATCGCCCGGAAGGATCTTTATATTCACTGAGCCGAAATTTCCGCCCAGTGATTTTCTCCCATGCTGGCTCCATGCTTCTAATAGATTCTAAGACATCTTTGTGCCTTCTTACTGCAAGCTCAGCTATTTCTAGCGAACTCATCGTTTGTTTTGATAAAATAATTTCTGTTGCCATAATTTAGACGATTTAAAATGGCATTGCGGAAAGAAGACGGTCCGCAATTAACCCGCCGTCTAACACCTCAATAGGCTGGAGTCCCATTACAGTTCCCCACGGGTTTGCGAACCGATATCATAGATACGATGATCTTACAAGCATAAAAAATGCCCGCTATATATGGCAGGCTTCCGCTTGCCTATTGAGAAATGTTAGACATCGCAAATGTACCACTTCTTTCCAAAACGCCAAATAAAATCCTTGAAAAATTATCCCGCCCTGTCAAACGCCTTCTCAAAGACCTCCGGCCTTAGCAAGGCGTTGCTTATCGCCGTGAACGCCTTCACGATCCCGGGCTGCTCATTTAAGTTTATTCTCACGTCCTTCCCGGTGACCTCACTTGATAACCGGTCACTTAGGAACTCTACCCTGCCCAAATCTAGATAGGACAGGGGATTGTACGCCAACGGGACGATCCCCCGCATCCTTTCGCCGAAATCGTATATCGTGATCCTAGACATCTGCGCCAGCATATTTATCGTGGATGACAAGGAGCTATCCTGTTCGCCGAACCGGATACCCCGTGATCCAGCAATATCTGGCTGATCGTGTAGTAATACCGGTCTATATGAGGCTGCACGTCCTCCTCCATGCTTTGCGTTATCTCGGCGAACGCCTCCTTGTTGGCCTTGGCTATCCGGAAGATGTTCGTGTTATAAGCGTTTATCCCCCTCTCGATAGCGTTAGCCGTCCGTTTTGCGTTATGCCTGTAGTGTTCGCTATTCCTTATGGCCTCCATGAGTGATACCGTGTAGTTATACACTTGGTCGTTCAAGAAAAGCACCATGTAGGTTAGCGAGGTGACAAGTCCGTTCGTGTCCTTGTCGATCTCTTCCCAATCGTTGTATTGCTTCATGACTTATTTATCTAATTTGATTTGGTACAGGTGGAAACAATTCTCGTGCAGGTTAACAAATTCCTTACGTGGAGGGAATATCTGCGCTACCTGCATGCTGTCCGGCATAAACTTGTATCGTATCTCTTTCAGTTCGTAATATCCGAGCGTGTGATTGGCGGATACGGACAGATGCCATTCACCCATTTCCTTATTTATGAGAATATCCTTTCCTTTGTAGGTGAACATGCCCGTCTCGTAGACTCCGTGCTCATCCTCGATATGCTCATATATGAAATCGATCGGAAGCATCGTAAATGCCATTGGTAATGGCCGTTTATATTTCTTCAATTCCTCATTTGTCATTTTCTCTGTTTTTTTATTTATCTCATCATAGATGAATGCATCTTTCAACTATGATGAATATCTTTCTTTAGAAAACTAAGTATATGTTGTATAACCTTGATAGTCCATCCATTGCCCAACAAACGGTATATCTGCGTATCAGAGCAATCCCATTTGTACCAATCAGGAACGGTTTGTAGCCTAGAGCACTCGATCGGGGTCAATCTCCGGATAGATGATGTCTCCACTAGGGTCATGCCATTAGCTTGTGATCCTTTATATGAGGAGGCCAGTAATGAGTTCGATTTTCCGTCTTGATCTTTCAAGTTTCTTTCTTGTCGTACACTAAGTATGGCATGGTTTCTTCCGCTTATCTCGGCTAACAAGGCCGGACATTGTCCATTCGCATCATATACCCTGTTTTGTTGATATGGCTGGATACCCCCGCTTTCCTTACTCTCATTTAACTGGATAATCCTATGGAGCACATTGTTCTGTTCCCATGCGTTTGACGATAAGGTTGGTGCCTTGCCATGGAAAACATTACCCTTATTATTGCCCCTAGGTCTTTGCAGGATCAGGTCCATATCCGAATGGTTCCCTGATCCATGGCCTCCAGCTAAGAGACATGAGGCTTTGGTTTGATCTCTCCTTAACGAACCAAAAGTATTGATGATTTGGTAATTATGCCTAGAATCAATGGATCTCCCGGTCGAACTTCTTTGGCATGTTGCCTTCCCGTTTACCGAGATAAAGGTCCCGGTGTTATTGCATGTGCCAACGGCCATCAAGGAGACCGCTTTATCCCCGTCGATCTGGGTGAATCGTTTCTCCATATGTTTATCGTTTGAGATATACCTAATGGCCTTCTCGCTCAGGTAATATTTCTCGTCAACCTCTTCCTCCAAGATATCCCTTAACAATATACCCTCGTCCTTTGGCTGCGGTATGTCGGAGTGGATCTCCCTGAACAGTCCGACCTCCCTTGTCCTTATGTTCGTCCAATACCACCGGTTCCGGTTCTGGGCCGACACCAAATTTGAGTTTATGTTGACTGGATGAACACCGCAATACTCAGTAATTACCCGCATGTGCTCTTTCTTCATGTTCACGTTCTCAAGCAAGAAGAACACATCCGGGTTCAATGCCTTCACATGGTTCAGTATGTCCACGAATACGAAGAAGAGCTTGCTTCGAGGATCATCGAAAGCCAGTTGTTTGCCGGCGAAAGAGAATCCTTGGCAAGGACTTCCTGCCAGTATGAGATCTATCGTTCCCCAATCTATCTCCCATTCCCTCCACTTGGTCACGTCCCCTAAATGTATCGTATCCGGGAAGTTCAGCCTCGTTTGGGATATGGCGAACTTGTCGATCTCGCTCGCATAATAATGCTCCGGTTCAATCCCGAGTTCTCTTAATGCGATCCTACCACAAGACATTCCGTCAAATAAGGATAAAACATTCATGTCTCTCTTGTTTTAGCAAAAACTACGCTTTCATGATCCGGCCTCATATGGGCCATGCAAGCCTTGCTGTACTCGCAATCCCTAGCTCCATCGCCCCGGAACAGGCATCCCCTGCATACGACCGCTTTCCCTTGGTATATTGCCTCGAAGCGTTTGACTTGCACCCTGTTTGTCCCGACTTGGATAACAAAGCCGGTAGGGGTGTTTCTCAATCTCTCTGTTATTTCCATGTTATCTTCTCCTGCTTTCTCCGTTTAGGATTATCACGTTAAAACTCTTGAACCTGTCCACCAGCCTAGTTCCGAACCGATTCTTGAAATCCGTGACGGATAGGTTGGAAGTGATATGATACTTCTTCTGATGGGACTGGTATATCTCGTACCTCGCGTATAGGAACTCGTCTATTACGCTGTTAAGGCTGGTGCCGTAGCTTTTCTGGTTCTCCGTCTCAAGACCGATATCGTTAAGGCAGATATCGAACGGGTTCCCTTCCATGCTCCCTTTCCCGGCCTCCTCGTTGTACGTGAACCTGTCTATGTGACCATGGATCTTGTAATAGTTCATCATCTGGGTCACGGATAGGTTTACGAAGCGTTTGGGGTTATCCGTCAATTTCAGGTAATCGGCGAATATCTGCATCATGAGCGTTTTGCCCGTTCCCGGATCTCCCACGATAAGGAGGTTCTTGTGCAGCTTATAGTTCTCCTCCGGAAATACGGACTCGGCCAACGGGCAATCGTTGAAATAATACAACAGGAATCTCAAAACCTTGTCATTCCCCCTGTCTGTCTCGAATTGCCGCCTCTCGATCCCTAGGTAATTACAACCGAGCGCCTTTATCATCCGGGCGTGGCTGATGTACTCCGTATCGTCCGAGAGATCGTACCTAGAAACGTTCTGTATAGTCCTTGCGTGCTTCTTCACTAGGTTGAACACCTGTTTTTGCTGGAGCCTCTCTTTTTCCGTAGGCCCCCGCATGGCTTGTATAGCCTCCGAAAGTTTCTTTTCTTGTTCCTCCATTATGTCTTTGATTATAAGCCCTTAGTCCTGTTCCCTGCCACCAATAGGTGAATCGTCTCTTAACGTCATCTATCGTTTTTAGCGTATCGCCTTCCCCGGTGGATACCATCCAAGCGAGGAAGTTATCCAGCTCGCCGGGAATGAGGTCATTGAAAGCGACGCTCAATCCTGATATCTGGCAAGCGTATCTGCGCCATTCCTCGTCCCCCAATAACTCATTCTTGAAATTCTCGAAAAGCGTCTCACGCGTATTAAGACTCTCTCTATTTTTATTTCCTTTTCTTTCCTTTATAGGGTTTGTGCTTACATTAATGTCATTATTGCTTACATTAACCTTATTATTGTCCACATTAACTAGTAGGTAAGGATAATTAGATGAATCTTTTCTTCTTTTTATAGCCTTGAAATATCGCTCCTGAATACCTTTGCTAGTTAGAACACTTACCGTGCTAAACAGAGTCTGTTCAAAGAATCCCCACCTAACCAAGCGTGTTACTATCTGCTCCAGTAATTCTAAGCTAATGCCGGGTAAACCTCTAAGCAGTGACATCTTTAACGCATCATTCCACAATATGAAATACCCATTTCGGTATATCGCACAAAGCAGCTTTATAGCGGTGATCTCACCCTTAATGCCAAATTCACCCGATATTGAGCCTATTTTTTCATCAGAAAAGAAATCAACATCGAAAGGGAAATAGTCTAGCCCTTCTTTATTTGGTCGTGCCATGTTTATTTCTCCATAATTTAAATTCTTCCATTGTCATATTGCTTTTCTGTAAATTACATTTCTCACATAATACTTGAAGATTGTCCAAAACTGTAAAGCCTCCTCTTGATACAGGAATAATATGATCTATGCAGAGTTTTTCAGAACATCCACAAACAGCACAATATCTACCGTCTCTTTCAAATACTTTTCTTTTTATACTGTCATTTAGTTTCATGGCCTCTTCACGAATTGCATCTCTCATTCTTGAGCTTATTCCATGATTCTCTGCAAAAAGATATATTGCTCTGCCACCGATTGGAATGCGCTTTACTATTGTTCCATCAAGTGCATAAATGATATCATGCTTAATTTTGAATTTTCGAAGTTTATCGCAAGAAGGCATCATTTCATTAATTATATCCCCATCTTCAGAATAAAAGGATACTATCCGTTTCCCTTTAATAGTCTTATTTAACATAGATAGCTCCTTGGGGGTAAGCTTGCTTAGTCCTCTTTTCATACAGTTATCTAAATGATTATTATAAAATAGAGAGGATTTATTATCCTCTCCCATATGTTATTTCTCTACCTCCGATACATTCAATCGTGTCGGTTGCCTCAAATCGTGCCGATTGTATTAGATCAAGCCACGCTTCGCACTCCGAGAATGTCCGGGCTGCTTCCCACATTTCATTAGAAAAAAACTTACGAGAGAGCATAATGAAACCCTTATCCATATACTAAAAATCAAAATCCGGAGACTCGCCGCCCTGCAAGGACTTTAGTTTCTGGTCTACAAGGTGGTTTACATCCCATATATTTACAGGTTGTATTTGCAGGTTCTCCGCCATTTGCCTTGCTACTTCCTCGGAGACAGGATTTATAGCGTATATGGCCCCCGATGAGAGAAAGCGGGTGAAACCGGGCTGGTTACTTGTATCCGGAACGTCTACCCGAAGCATATTGGTACCGGCCACATTCTGTTCCGTACATCTTCCCGCTATCCTTGAATGGCCGAATAACTCGACCACGCACCATAAATCAAATTTCTCTTGTTCCATATTATTTTCTATTTTTAAAAGTGTTACAAAATCTCGTGGAGTTAGCTACCCGTCCAGCATCATGTATGATGCACCAAACGCATAGCCCCTTGTGAGGATGTCCGTTGGCGCAATCGCCACATTTCACCTTTTCTTGCTCGTCTTTCTTCTTAGCCATTTCAATCCTTTATGCCTTTCTGATCCCTCAAATCCTTTATTCGTTTCTTGTAATCTTCGATCATCAATTGGTAATCGAATGCCGAGAGTTTAGAGATAGAGTGCTTTTTCACCTCAAGCTCGTTAATTACTTTTATGCCATACTTATTTATCAAGCCCTTGGCATAACCGATGTTGTTGCCCTCGTCGAAACGGTTGCAAGACCTGCATTGAGCGTTGCAGTTTCTCTCGCTGTATCTGGTACCCATATGTGACCGGTTGACGAAATGTCCGCAATCTGCCTCTTTCCAATGCACGATCTTCCCACAGCTTATGCAACGGCAATAACCGTTGTTGTCAGCATCCCTTATTCTTATAAATACGGAGAATATACGGTCTAGTCTGTTCTTTAAAGAGGTTATGTTCTTTACTTTTCCCATGGATGTTTTCTTTTTTCGTTTATTAATAAGAATCCTGCCAAGATCACTGCTATAAGTCCGAGTATTGCGGTGATAAGGTATATGGCCATTGTCAAGTGATCTAAATCTTGTATTGTTCCCATGATTATATGTTTGTTATTCGTGGACGGTGCCGGGATCGAACCGGCCTCTTTACGTCATGCGCACTCCGTAACGTTTCATCCCGGAATACTTACCGCCCGAAATCCCCGCATATCCTCACGGGCGGCGGGGATAATCATTACTAAACTAAATCTAATACCATGAAAAACACACTAATATCAATATCAAACCTCTAGCTCTTCAATTAAGAGTTGTCCACATCCCATGAACCATACTTGGGAAGCTGGTGATTTCTGGAGCAAGGCGATCTCTATTGCGGCCTCCTTGAACTTGCTCTTGTCATGCCCGGCCTTTTGCCTGATGAAGGATTGCGTTCTCGTAATGAGATCTCCGTCCCCTTCCTTGGGATCACGGGTTATGATATCCTTGCACTCTCTCATCTTATCCTCTATTGATTTAGAGGTGTCGGACAATGATTTCTCTATCTCTTTTTTATCGATATCTACAACTCTCTTATTGACATCCGCGTTGAACGGGAATACGTCCATGATCATTGTCTCCGTGACAGAGGCTATGGTGTAATCCGCCATTGTCCCCTTCATGCCTTCTTCTAGCACGGTTATGGCCTCTTTTAGACTAGAGGCTTGGGCAAGCATTTGTGCGGCGGTTTTCTTTTCCGCTCCGCTCTTCTCGTCCAACGTTATAAAATAAACCTTGATCTTATAGAACCGGTCACCATTCTCGTTGAAGAATAATTCGGATAAACGAGCTCGTTTAATGTCTGTTACCGTGAACTCACCCGTGATGAAGGGGCGGATCTCCTCGGTGATTTTTGCTTCCGCTTCCGTAAAACTTAAGCTATCAACTAAATATTCTTCTGTTACCCGTTTTTGATTGCCATTTTCTAATAATTTTTCAAATGACACTTTACATGAAAAATATGTTCTTGCCATAATTATTTATTTTTTATAAATTCCCACCTAAAACCTCCAGCTTGTCTATTTTTACCTTGACATACGCAAGATATGTTTTGACTTTTTATCCCTGTTGATTTGGCCGCTTGTGATATTGATTCAAATTCTCTTATATTATTTCCTTTATTATCAATTTGAATAACAGGTTTACCCGGCGCAAATTTCTTTTTTAAAATATCTCTTCTGTGTATCTGGTTTTCAGAAGAGTCACACCATTCTATATTTGATAGATTGTTATTGGTCTTATTTCCATCAATATGATTTACTTGATTTTTGAAAATATCACGGGGTAGGAACGATTTAGCTACTAATCTGTGAATAAGAAAACGTTTATATTTCCCATTCTTAAATAGTGTCACTGTTAGATATCCTTTACTATGCTTGCCAAGCGATAGAATTTGGGCATTTCTTTTATATCTTCCAGTCCCTTTACTTTCAAATATCCTTTCCTTAGACCTAACTCTACCCATATTAGAAACTTGATATAACCCTTCGTATCCAACTATATCTTTCCAAATTTCATCCATATTTATATCATGTATTGTGCATATTGTTAATAGTTTACGTTGTACTTCTTTCTTTCGTATTGTGGGATATACCCCTTGCAAGGGGTGTTCCCAGTAAATAAGACCGGTTCCGGCCTTACAGTTTCCCCATCTTTTTTAGACGGGTCTTTCCAATGCTTTTGTCGTTGATGGCAAAGGCAATGTCTTTTAGAACATGCCTCATTGAGGCAGAATATCAGTTCTTTCATCTTGGATTATTTTCTCGAGTTTCTTTAGATCCTTTTTGGCTAATCTTACGGTATCAGCTATCCTTGGTCTTCCCTTGGAATCCACGTGTTCTAGGATAACTGATAGATGGCGGGACAGTGTTTTAATGAAAGACTCGGATAGCTGGTACCTTTTAACCATGGCCGTTATTTTTTATAAAAACCTTGGAACCTCACGATACCTAGATACTCGGGAGATTTCATTAGTCCGTCCCCCATGCCGCCCAACGTCTCGGCTCCCGGCTCGTCAAGGACAACCTTGGAGTCAATCTCCTTAGGTACACGGAAGCATATCTGTACGGGGAAATTCACCTTAGCGTCTCCCGTGATCACGTTAACCGACGCTCTTTGCGTAGCTGCCATGATCCGGAACCCAAGCGATCGTCCCTTTTGTAGCAACATCTTCAGATTCTCCTCCAATGACTTTTCACGACCGACCGTGCGTAGTTCCATTTTAGGCTCGAGGAACCCGAAGGCGTTCTTTCGCTGGCCAACCTCGACCATTTCCTTTATGTCAAGTTCCGTTCCCGATCGGGAGGACGCTACCGCGTCGGCGAACTCATCGAACACCACCAGCGTTTTCCATGATGCCCTCGATTTAGCCCTTTCCTGCATATCCTGTACGAGTTCTTTCATCTTGGCCTCTATTTCTTCTATATCATTATAGACCTTTATGTATTTCTCGGAGGAATAATTACAGAACTCGTATTTCGGATCGAAAATTACGATGTCCCGGATACCGGCTAAGCGGGCGTATTCTATCGTGGATATGATACACACGGATTTACCGCTACCGGTAGCTCCGCAAATCAAGGCGTGAGGCGTGGAGTTGTTATCGAGATCCCACACCACGAGCCTTCCGAAGTTATCCGTTCCTATGGGAATCCTCATGCCGTCGATATACTTCTTGTCCCAGTACAAGGACTTGGTTCTTTTCTTCGGTGATTCTATGGAGAGGTAGGATTTTCCCTCATACACCATAAGCTCGTTACCCATCCTTATGGATGGCACGTCCAGCGCGTTCGCTATGTCTAGCTTGTATTTCATCACTGTCGTGATCTTTGTCCCAGCGGATACCTCTAGCAGATACGTGTCTGACGAGTACCCGTTAATCTCCTTGGCCACGTTCACGATCACCCCGAATGTCCGTAGGATATGCTCTATTTTCTCGCTGTTTGTCATATTACTATTGGATAAATCATATTGAATGAATGAGGAAGCGTTCCTCTTGAACTCGGATATTACCTTGGGGTTTACCGATCCAAGGGAAGCGTCCCGTATTTTTTTCTGTCTCTTCGATATCAATTCCTTCTTTGACTCGGGCACGTTGAAATCATCGACCTCCGCTATCAGCGTCTTGGCCCAGAAATTATAAAGCTCGGCCCTGTCCACGAAGTTGTCGCTATCGTTGATCATGTACACGTAATCCGGATCGGACACGGCCTCTATCATCCTTTTTAGCGGCTCGTACAATATGGCCTCGTAAAGCTTCCTCGTGTCGTTATCGAGATTGATCACGAATTTCTTCAACTGGGAGGAGCCGTCCTTGTTTTTCGAGATCTTGTTCTCCACGAACCATACCTCGTCAACATTCTCCCCGAAGCGGGACTCATAGCACTTGACGTAGGTCATTGCCTGTTTCCCGCAGGTAAACGTTAGCTCCTCGTCATCGGTGAACTTGGCCCTTGACTTATGGTCTATGATGACCGTCCGACCGCTTTCCGTCCTTATCGCCAAGTCTAGCCTAGCGTGGCAGGGTAGGGGGATGTCCACCCCGTTTATCGTTACCCATTCCTCGCACCTTGATTCCACGGCGATTATCTCCTTGATACCGGAAAGATAGATATCCTTCTCCCCGTAGAAGTTATTGATAAGCCTCGTGGCGTTCTTGGTGGCCTCGATCTTGCATTCCTCTACGGTAGGTGTCGTTTTCTGTATCTTCCAATCATTCGGGTGTACCTCCTCTATGTATGAGAACGCTACCCTCTCCATTTCCGTGATCGGTATTATCTGCCCCTTGCGCTGTAGCTCCATGAAGAAATACTCCAAGGCCGAATGATAGGCGTTACCCGCTACCGTGCTGGAGGATGATCTGGATCTTTCCCGGTAAATCTCCCGTTTCTCGAACTCCTTCTCGTTCCGGGAGAAAGAGGCTACCTTGCTGTAACTCCAAGAGTCGATAAGGTAGTTTGATAAATGCTCCTCCAGCTCGGCGTTGGTATAGGATGAGTACTTGTTCATGGCATGTCCTCTTTGTTTTTGCCCTTAGACTGTCTCATCGCCTCCTTTTTTTGATCGACATCTTTCTTTGTCTCACGAATTGGAAGGATTAGATCGTTTACCGTGGTATCCCCGTCCTTTAACGCTTGTATGATCCCGATCAGCATGGCGATCTCGTCGGGGCCTATCTGATTGCTGGTCTGTTTGCCGCATAGCTTAATGACCTCCTCTTCCGTTATGGCGTATTCGTTCTTGAACTTGTTGATGATATTAGTTCTCGTTTTTAATATCTTGTCAGCGTCGGATAGATCCCCCGTGATGAATTTTTGGGCGGCTTGATAGACCCTGTCCACTATGGCCTTGGGGATAACGGCGAATACGGAATTGCGATAAGCTATGGAGTTGGCGGCGTTTCCCGTTACGGTAATCATGTCGTCTGAGTAACGTTTCCCCTTGCTATCCACTATGCTCCTGCGAACCTCGAACGCGGACGCTACGTTTGTCTCCAGATCCCAGCATGTACCCCTGCTGATGATCTGCTTGTCCGTTATCTGGATAACCTTGGCCTCAGTCCTGATATTACCCCAATTGGATACGATTATCTTGGCGAGGTGTACGGATGGCCCAGTAATAGGTTTCCCTCCTCTTGGCAAGGCATAACTGCATGACCTTGCCGTGTCTTGATTCATCGTGGCCATTACCACGGAATTATCAATACTCCTTCTGATATCCCTAGGATATCTTTTCGCGGTCGCAACTTGTGAGTCCACGTTTGCTCTCTCAACCGCATCTACCTGTAAAATTTGTACTTCATGGCTTTCTGCTGGAAGTACCTCGTAACTGCTTGATTCCATGATTATTTATTTTGAATGATTTTCTTTACCAATATAAAGTGCTGGTTTCCCAATCTCGTTGATACCGATCGTCCTCGGATTCTGTTTCCTCCTCCCCGTCGTACTCCGGTTCGCCGTCGGGGTCTTTGATGTAGATGTCTCTCATGCGATCCTCCGATAAGCAATGCCTTGGGGCTATTGCATTTCTTTAAATACCCCTCCATCTAATTTGTAATATGTATCCGCCTTTATCTTCTCCCCGTCAACAAATTCCGTTTTTACGCAAACGGGGATATATCTTTGCTTTTTATCCGAATAAGACCATTCGGATAGTGTTATCCATGATCCTTTTGAGGCTTTTGCTACTGAGTTAATACCTGCGCACATGATGACACAGTCTTCGCCAGTGCTGTCAATCTTGGCATTGTTGCCGGACGAACCGATCTGGGCATTGTTGCCAGACGAGCCAATCTTGGCTCCGTAGCCAGACGAGCCAATCTGGGCACCGTAGCCGGACGAACCAATCTTGGCACCGTCGCCGGACGAACCAATCTGGGCACCGTAGCCGGACGAACCAATCTTGGCACCGTCGCCGGACGAACCAATCTGGGCACCGTAGCCAGA